TATATATTTTTCAGCATCGTTAATTGCATTTGAAATTGATTGATATTCACCTGTAGTTAAATTCACTATGCCAGTAAAATCTTTGATGTAAGCATCATCAAACCATACTTCTTTTGTTCTTGTCAATGCAGATAAATCAACTTCAAAACTTGCACTCATTGTTTCTAATGAACTGCCTGAATATGATGTATGAAACACAATACCAACATCTGCTTGTTGAATTTCTTGTGCTAGGTTCGAGTTAGTAGGTACTGCATAAGTTATTGTGTTGGGTTTAAATGCAACATATGATTGTCCTTTGTGCTGTATGGTCTTTAAACTGTCAGATGTAAAAAGCAAATCACCTTGTAATACATTTTCAATGCCTAACTTTGATAATCCAATAAATGCTTTTTTTAATTTTAATCGTAAATCTGCTTTATCACCAGGTTCTTTGGCATCTGGATGATTAATATCAATGTCTTTGATACTTTTGTTAAGTTTAGCACCTTTGTTAAAAACTGCTTTTGTACCTACAAAAAATTTACCATCGCTAGGATCTGTACCACAAAACACTGCCGGTGATCCATCCCATTTGAGTGTAACATTATATTTTTTTGGGCTTGACGTTTTGGCTAGATCGGCTAAATTTTTTAAAAATGCAATGGCTTTTTCAGCACCTTGCTTTCCTTGGAACAAAGCAAGATCTTCAAGATGTGTAAGATGAAGATTAGTGTCTTCTGATAAATTAAGTTCATTTGCTTTCATCTGATTCAATTATTTTCTTAATACCACGTTCAAACTTTCTTGGATCTTGTGCTTTAATACTGTTTATTAATCTTTTTACTAAATCATCTGCTGTGGATTCATCATACGATTCATATATCATTTTTGTTAGATTTATTGCTGACGATATCACATGACTGGCTCTTGACTCAAGCAAATTGTGTACATCCGCATGTGGTACTACTCTGCTGATTTCTTCCAGTATAGAACGTGTATTTTTTTTCATCATACAATTATTTATTATCAATCTATAATCATTTTATGATGTTATTCTTCGTTGAATAACTCACTCTGTGATTTCAATAAATCTCTTAAATTTTTTGCATTTTCTGTACGTTCTGCTACAACAACATTTTCAGTTTTGTTAGTTGACACAGTTGAAGTTCTTTTCTTAATTGCTGATGTTAAGGCATCTGCTGTTGTTATTGCCGCTTGATTTACTTCAGCATCTTCATCTAAATCTGTAATTCTTAATGTGTCAATATCAAATCCTAAATCAATTTTTGATCCTATACCACCTGAACTTCTGGTTTTCATTAACTGTATTTGATACCTTCCACGCTCACGCATTGCTCTACTTGTGAAAATACCAATAACATTGTCAGCAGTATTGATTTTACTAATACCTCCTGCAATATGACTTTGATCAAATTCAACTTCTTCAATTGCACCTCTGTTAAGTTGCGATGCAGTGACCAAAACAAACTGATTTTCAACTGCAAAATTACGCAGTTCTTCTGATACAAATTTGTCTTTTAAAAACATATCTGCTGGTGATATCTTTTTACTAATTGGCATCATAAGATCTAAATAGTCAATTAATACAACATCAGGTGCTACACCTTTTTGTATTTGATATTCTTTCAAATATGATCTTAAATCGTTAGTGCTTGACCCACTGCTCATGTATTTTAATTGAAATTTACCAGATTTTTTACTCTGCATTCTGACTTCTAAATCAACATCATCAATCTTTTTGAAAATTTCATTGCTTGGTACTTCTGTGGTCATAGAATCAATTCTCATTGAACTTAATTCTTCACTTAATTCAAATGTAAAATACAACACATTCATTTTTTGCGAAATCCAATTGAGTGCTAAATTCTGTAAAAACAAACTTTTACCAGCACCAGATGATCCTGCAAAGATGTTTAATTCACCTTTGTTAAATCCACCATACAGTTTCTTGTCTAATGCTTTCCAACCTGTACTAATTGTTCCATTGTTATCTTTTAAAGATAATAATCTTGCTTTAGGATTTTCAAAATAATCTGTTCCAAGATCTTTTGTTAATCCAACCCTAACTGCATTTTTAATTTTTTCTTCTACCGGACCATAGTCTCCTTTTTCTAACATGTCAGCACTTTCAATAATGGCTTTTTCAAGTGCTTTGTGTCTACAAAAAGTTTCAAACTCATCCAAGAACCAATCTTTTTGAGATTCATCAATATCTGGTACAAGTTTCAAATCAATTTCACATTTTGCTTTGATTTGATCCACTGTGGGTAATGATTTATACTTTTCAGTGTACTCAACAAACATTGCTGTTGTTTCAACATATTTTTTACTAAAGTATTCAGGTTGAATAATATTACGCACCCTGACAAATAATTCAGGATCTGTGACCATAAATTCTAAAAATAATTTCTGTAAATCGTCTGTGTATACTGTTGCCATATTATTACTATACTATATTAATCTCTATTTCGCAAGTATTTCCAACTATATGGAAATTCTTCATTACAAAACACATCAATTGAATTTGCTATAATTCTTGTTTCTTCTTGCGTGTCTTCTGCACATCTTAATTCACAAACCCTAGCAAATGCATATAAACTACCTGTCCAATACCATTCAGTCATCATGTTTTGTGGCAGTACCATTCTTGCTAATTCTGGAGCAATACCTTTGTCCAACATATCATTGTATGTTGTGTTGGCATTTTTTATTGTATCAGCAATATCATATTCAATTGTTTCATTGCTACTACCTTGTTTTTTATCTTTTGCTCTTTTTCTAAAAAGTGTAGGAATATAATATTCTGGCTCATAATCAACATAACGTCTGCTGATCTCATTCCAACTTAAACCTACTTGATGCTTGACCAACTGCCTAGCAACAAAGATTGGTGCTTTAATCCTAAACTGTACACTGCAATGAGCAAATGGTGACCAATGATTATGTTTGGCTAAAAATGAAATTAATTTTTCATCAGATGCTTCAAACATTTCTTTGTTTTTTCCAAAACTTACCCTTGCGGCATTTACTACAGTTAAGTCACTGCCCATTTTATCAATTAGTTCTACTTCCATTATACTTTCACTTCCTGTAAAATTTTCCACCAATTACTCTGTTTCATCAAAAACCTATCTTGTACCCATTTTTTAGAGCTTGTTCATATCTTTCATCTGCTTCTAATAGTGTACAATCAATAATTTCTTCTGTGCTGTTCCATGTGTAATAATAGGTAACAGTTGCCCATTTTTTTCTTCTGTTTACTTCAAACGCAATACTGTCATCATTATCATTTATAAGAATCTGACTTTTAACTTTTGTTTTTCCTGCCATTAATTCCTCAATAAGTTGATACAATTTTATCTGCAATACCATATTTGACTGCTTCTTTGGCACTTAACCAAACGTCTTCAGCAGGTAGTAATACTTCTCTAATTTTCTTTTCACTTAAACCGGTACACTTTTTGTAATGATCCATCATACGTGCTGTACTTAATTCAAATTCTCTTACTCTTGCAAATAATTCATGTTCTTTACCAGCACTGCCCCAACTGTATTGATGTGATAAAATACTTGTGTTAGGTGTAATGAATCTACGACCTTTAGTTCCTGACATAAAAGTTAATATACCACAACTAGCAATCATTCCTAATCCTATTGTTTTTATAGGTATAGCAGATCCTTTTATTGTATCAATTAGTGCAAATGCTGAATGCACTTGTCCGCCAGGTGAATTAATTACTAGTGTAATTTCTTTTGGTCTTTCTTTTTGTGGTAAAAGGTTTTTTTCAATAATTGTATTAATTACAGGTTTTGTAGTTGTGCTATCAAAGTGATCACTGAAATAAATTATTCCATTTTCATACATCAATTGCCCTGGTTGTAAAGGGGGCATTGGAGGCATCTTTGATTGTGGTTGTGAGCGTTTGCTCTGATCAGACGTATCAATTTTCATTTTTAATTAACTCCTATTTTTTTTAAAACTTGAATTTTTGCATTGTTATTTGTAGCAGATTTAATAATAGTTTGTAAAGTATATAATCTACCATATTTTTGTACTGCTTCTGCTGTGTCTTTGACACCAGATTCCCATTCTGGGTAACTAACTTTCCAGTTATTTTCTGTTGCTATGTCTACTAAATTACCACCAGATTTATCACGATCAGGACAAACTATAACTTGTGATTTAACACTGTTAATCAAATCAATTTGTGCCTGTGTGAGTTTGTTACCCAATGATGATATTCCATTAATTGCCAATGCATCTAATACACCTTCAACTATCACTGTGTAAACTCTGTCTTCAAACAGTTTATCAACATTATACAAATAATTTGGTTGCACAGATGAATAATATTTTGGTACATTTTCAACATCTTTAATAAGTCTTCCTGTGTAACCAACAACTTTACCATTGTAATAAAAAGGAACCAAAAGTCTTTGATTGATTTTCATGTAAGGATCTGGAGACCAATAAAAATTTTTATGAAAGTCTAGTCCTCTGTCCATAATGTATTTGTAAACAAACACAGCATCACTTGGAGGGTTAGACTGCTTTATAACTTGTTCTATTGGCATTGCATCATTTGGTAATTTGATTTCTTTAAAATCCAGTGTCCATTTTGATAAGCCGCTGGTTTGTGAATCATTGCTTTGTTCTTTGATTGCTTGAAACTGCAACTCTTTGATTTTCTGTTCTGGTACTCCTATGGCCAACATCAGTTCTCGCATTCTTTTGTTTATTAATCTACCTTTTGTAAAAGATGATTTGAAATTACAGTTAAAACAATGATAACTGATTACTTCTCCAACTTTAAATCCTCCACGCATTCTAGTATCATTTCTTGCATGACCTTGTGTGGTACACATTGGACAGTTTACTGCTATCCAACCCGATGGAGTCTTTTTAGACTTAGAACTAATGTGCGATAAAATTACTGTTTGTATATCCATAGTACCTATATAGTACTACATTTTTAGCGAAATGTCAATTAAACTTTTAAGGTCATTACACCAACACCTTGATCATTTTGACGAAATCTGTTTGGTGTGTTATAGTAATGGTTTTCTAAAATTTCACAACAAACATCATAGAAACTTATTCTGTAATTGAGTGCATCATTCCAAAATTTAACGGCTTTTTCTTTGATCATTGGCATCAATTGAAAACTGTCTTGTATACTTCTTGTTTGGATAGCCAATCCTTCTGCCAAAATATTTGATCCAATGTTTACAAAATATGAAGGAACCACATGTATTTTTTTATCACTTAATTCTTTTATGTAATCTTTTTCTGTGTAATTTGTAGAAAAGCATCCTACTGATATTATGATAGGTTTATTTGTTCCATTAAATTCACTTACAAACTGTTCATCAATGACTCTGTCAGTTATTAGTATCGTGTCTTCATCTGTGCTGTGTGTGTATTCTAAAGAACAATATTTTACTATGTTATCTAATTCATCAACATAACTTTTTTCCCAATGGCGAATGTCTAATTTTACTTTTGTTTTTAAAGTGCATTCTTTTGTTGCCATCAATATCCATGTCAAAGAAGCAAAATCTCCTTCAATGGCTTCAGCATCTTCCCAATAATTTTGTGTTCTGGACACTTTGTAAAAATCATTGTTGGTTATAGATCCGTCAGGATATACCATAATGTTTAGTTTCCTGATGTTTGCTGACACAATTTGATTAAGGTGTTTCCATATGACTTTTCCTCTAGTATCAAAATCATCTGCAACAGTAAATGTTTGAAAATTTTGTGTGAGACCGTAAATAATTTTTTTTGCATTTTCACTGTATGCAATATCTTTGCAGTTTTGTAAAAATGTACCTTTGTTAATAAAATTTGTTTTGGTATATCTTATGACATTTTTAAGAGAAGAATCAGAATCAATATCTGACAAACATATAGCAACTTTGTCAGCCTCACTGACATACTCATATGTGATATTATGTTTCAAAATTAGTTCCTTAGTAAAACTTTATCTAAAGTACCTGCTGTTGTATTGTATTTTATTCTTATCCATTTCACTGAAGCTTCAAAAAAGAAAGGATCAACTCCAGTGTGACTTGTGAAACTTATACCATTTATACCCTGACCTTTGACATCTAACGGGAACCAATCATTGTCATCAGTACTTGCTTGATCATCTAAATTTCCTTCAACAAACACATTGCCGGTAAATCCAGTAGTATACATTGCAACAGTGTGATTCCTTGCAGTAAGATTTCTTTCACTGCTTCCGCTAATAGAATTGCTGTAATAAAAATTATTTCTCAATGTAAAACTGTCAACAGTTTGTGTGGGTCTTGGTGATGGTAATCCACCTGATCTAACTTCTGCTGTGCCTTGAAAATCACCTGCTCTGTCTGTGTAAGCAATTTTTTGTGTTTGATCTATTGATGATTGTGTATAAATTGAATAATTGTATAAACCTTCAGATATATTATATACGTCTTGTGATGTAAGATCTAGTTGTGCTTCACCTTTAGTAGCACTTGTAATGGTCATAATTTTGCTTACTACTGTTTCTTTGTTTTCTGTTCCAATCATATTAAAATAAACAGTGGTATTTGAAATATCATAAGGTGTACGATCATTGTCTCTAAAGACAAAATTTATCTTGTTATCTACACCGTGATATAGTATTATATTTTTATCGTACATTGGCATATTACTATTTACTCCTGTAGACAGTGTAAGTGTGTGCGTTTGATTAAAAATATAAAGGTCATAAGTACTCATATAAGTATTTATTGAAAAACATGGATTATACAGAACTAAAAATAAAGTTTCCTTTTTTATCGTGTGTTAAACACGTAAATGATGAATTTGTTGGCATATTGCTCAATCAAGATCAATTTGTTACGTCAATCTATGTTTATGATGATATTTCTTCAATAAAATTAAAACAAAAATTCTTATCACTTGGCGAAGAATGGTGGTGGGAATCTAATCGAACCATACCAATTAATATATTTTTTAATAGAGATTTTGAAATATTTAAAAAATACATCAAAAGTTTTACTACAAAAGATGTGGAAATTGTGTTTGGTCCTGCTACAAGCCTAAACAATGTGCA